CATGAAATTTAATATAAACGAAGAAAAAGATCTGCTGGCACATATCGATGAGGCTACACGCTCAGAAGTCATCAGAAGGTTTGCTGCTTATCATAGAGAAATAACTCAGCTAGAAAAAGAAATACAGCATTTGAAAAGCCAGTTTGACCAGATCAAAACGCCAACCAGGCATTTACCCACAAATTTTGTTGATAAGACTGTGAGAAGTGGTTCAAAGTTAGTTGTGGCTGCATTGAATCGTGCGCCAAAATGTACCGTTTTCTATTGTAAAACAATGAATAGGTTTAGCGTGATAACTAACGAGGTGCGATTAGCCAGACTTACGCGCAATGCGGAATGTATTGGCGTTTACACCTCGGACGGATTAGACAAAAACGAAATGATAGAGGATTTATATTCCGTTTTTGAGTAAGCTACTTCTGCTGACAGTGTAGTAATTGTTCCAGTAGCATCTGCTCCAAAAATAAAACCGCTACATCCAACAGGTTTTACTTTAGCGCCATTACCTAGTATCTTAGCACCGACTTTAAAATCAATTTGACTGGTTATTTTATACTCGTGCTCTGGATTACATATTATAGGATTATTAGAAGATTCTAGAGATGTTGCTATAGCCTGCCAAGCTGCTGTGTCATCAGCAATACCGTCACCTATAACACCAAAAGTTGTAGGATATATAGGAGATCCTTCAATCTGATTGAAAGCTAATTTAGTTGTCATACTTAATCCAATATATTAATTACGTTATCAAGACGACTAGCTGTTTCATTCCAGAAGTCTTTATCTTCAGCTAACTGTTTAGCTTCTTTCTTAGCTTCGTCCTTAACGTAACGACCGCGCTTAGTCTCTGCTTTCTTCTTAGAAGAGTTGAAGAGAGTATTAGCAGCTGTTACTGAACCTTCGCTTACTGCTAGTAGTAAAGCTTTCTTAGCTGTTGACTCATCTCTAGCTCTCATATCTTCTTCCCAAGCAGCTAAGCCTCTGTGTGCTCTATAGCCATTCAAGAACCACTTAGCATCTTTAAGCTGTTCCCATGTAGCCATACCGCCAAGGTGAGTATTAGCAAAGTCAAACTCATCTACAGATTCTAAGTAAAGCTTATAGAGAGACTTGTAAGTAACTCCGCCTTTCACTATGTCACATTCTTGTATAGTATACTTAGGCTTATACTTCTCTCTATCTTCTTTACTTATAATGTCATAGAACAAAGCTCTTGTGTTTACTCTAGTAGTCATAGTTAAACTTTCTCTACACCAATTATGTAGTTAATGCTGCCTTCAAAAGAACTCGTACCTACAAGACGCGCTCTTGCTGTCAAGGAGTCAAAAGGGTCTGCTTGATTAGTTTGGATGCTTAACGTTAATATAGCTTCGTTTGCTGTAGCACCAGCTTTAGTGCCTAAAGTAATGCCATTAATTTGAAGCGTACCTCCATTAGATAATAATGATGGAGTTCCTGCTGTTATCGTCAAATTGCCAGAATCCTCTCTGCTCACTAGAAGCTGAACAGTAGCAGACGCTGCATCTTCACTTGTCCCCTTATCAGCAGTCAGTGCTATATGAAGCTCTCCTCCTAAAACACCAGTAGCATCTGTAGTAGTTCCACCAGAACTAGTAAACTTAAACAGATCCATAGCGGTTGCTTCTGAAGTTGCAGATACCTTACTTGATAAAGTATCTATCCTGAACTGAGAAGCTGCTACATTTTTAGCTACTTTCTTATCTTCTTGAGGGAAAGCGATCCAAGCACTGACAGAGGTATGTTCTTCGCCCACAGCTCCGTTCTCTGTTTTACCTACGTACCTGACATACTTAACTGTAGTATCGGCTACAGGATTAGCTGCGTAGTTGCCACCCGTCACTGGACTTGTGTACTCCCAATAACCAGAAGCATTCCAAGAGGTAGCTCCCTGAGAAGTCTTAAATCCAGTAGCTGGTTCAGTAGTTATAGGATTACCGTCTTCGTCATAGACATACATCTCAACAAAGAAAGACGCTGTATCGCCTTTAAAAGTAAACCAGCTCTTATCAGTAACAGCTATTAGGCCAGTATCAACAATAGTCCCTGCGCTCTGCTTAACAGATACCTTATCAGGATTAATACTGCTTACTTCAAATACATCTGAGTCGTCTAAGTTGTTCACATCAATATGGATGAGCTGGTCTTTCTCGATATACTCATATACACGAGGTACGATTCTGTTATTATCTCCGCTGTCGTTAATAGTATAAGAAGCTGCTGGGAGATCCCATACCATTGTATTAGCAAAGTTAGACCAAGTTTGCCAGAAGATGTTATTGAATGTGTACTGACCAAACGTAAAGGACATTGCAAATTCTAGACGGGCATCGTGGAACTGATTACTATGAGCACCAAGACTACCATTGTTAGCATCAATAGTAATCGGAATACCTTCCATCTTAAACCCGTAGAAGATATTGTTGTTCATTGGGTAGTCGCCAGTCATTACAAGAGAGCCTGTAATACGGGCACCAAAGAACTTATTCTCATTCATCCAAGCTGTAGTACCAGAAATAGTGTCTGTTTCCATTCGGAAGTGTACTACTTCAGTAAAGTAGAAGGAGCTATAACTTACGTTATACCTGTCCTCTACTACACCAGTTTCATTAGAAGAGAATATGTGAAGCTCTTGCCATCTTGTGAACTCTACATGACTTCGAGATAAACCATGCACTTTTAGTGTACAGTTACCTGAATGGAAAGATAGTTTAGCAGGAGGTGCTGAAACAACACTATTACCAATGATCACTTCATCAGTAGCATTATCTGCAACAACGTTGCCCTCAACTCTACAATACACAACACCCCATAGATCGATACCGCTAGGTAGATAGTGCTGACCTGCTGGAGCAACTAGTACTCTATTGAAAGGGTCTGCCAATACATAGTCACGACAGGCTTCCCATGCAGTTGTGTCATCAGTGACACCGTCGCTCACTGCTCCAAAATCTTTAACATTAGCTTCATGCCTATTCTGCAAATAAGTAGCTAGGTTGTATTCAGTGCCTGATTGAGTATGTGTGATCAGGCTTGTGCCGGTTGAGGCGATTAAATCAGTTCTCAAGCCTGCGTCAGACTGAATAATACCGTCAACAACCCACGCAGCACTAGCCAAAGTGTTATTATCAGCATCTGTCGAGTTCTCATATAGAGCAAGCTTATAATCCTGATCAATATGAGGTATAAATACATCACTAGAGCCGTTAATAGGATACCCTAACGTGTTTAACTGGCATTTAACCAACAGCGTACCGCCTGATGAATCAGTGGCCATGCTGATAGGTGTAGTTGTACCGCTAGCATAGAACTTTAAGTAATAGCCGGAAGCGGCAGCGCCGCCTGAGTTCTTGCTGTACTGTAAAACAGAATTTGATATTGGGGTGTAAGCCATTACTTAGCCTCTTCATCTTTAAATAAATATGTTAGCAATCCACCTTGTAAAGCCGCTCTATCGGCGGAGCCAAGAGTGTCAGCCCATGCTTTAAACCGCTTAGATCTCGCTAAACTCTTTTCAGCCACAAGCAATGCTTTCGATGAATTGTTGCCATCAACAACGCCCTCTTTGACTGCCTGCCTGATAATGTTTTGAAATTGCGGAGAACCCATTAAATCAGCCGCTCTACTTGCGCCATTAGTGGATTGCTTCAAAAATGAAATGGTCGCGTCTGTTGCAGCCGAAGCAACAGGGCTACCTGTTGAAAATGCCACAGCTCTCGCAGCCATTGGTGCAACCATTTTTCGGATCAAGCCGCTTTCCTCATTGAATAAGGCATTAATTCTGCCGGTTGGCGTAACCTGTTGCGAAGCTCTGCTCACACCTCTAGACACTTCATATAAGTTATCTATCGCTTTCTTGCTGTTAGCAGGCAAAGCGCCGAATAGTGCTTTTTTAGCAGCTGGAGAGCGCTTGATTGTATCGTACCATTTAACAAACTGAGTTGGATTTAACTGCTGTTGACCTACGCCTGAACCTTTAAAAACATCATTCATAGCAGATAAGGCGACCTCACCACGCTGTGCTTTTGGTATAGCTCGCATAACCTTATTAAACTGATCAATCTCGCCTTTGCTGAGCTTTTTTAATGCGCCGGACACTGTTACATTTAACGACTTATTAAGATCTTTACCTAGCAAGGCTATCAAATTATCTTCAATCTGCTTTCTTTGCTTAATTAATCCTTTTGCAGTATCGGAAAGATCACTCAAACCTGAAGCGCTTGCAATGGCGTCTTGATCTTTTGTTAGCCTTGCGTACAAAGCCTTGTTTAGACCGGTTTCAATGTCTTTAAATGAACCAGTACCTTTATATGTGGCTTGGCCGATCTCCTTTCTAACTTGGTCAATCTTTCCAATCGTCGGAAAAACTCTGTTGCCATCAGCATCAACTGGTTCTAGTGATTTTAAAAGCTTTTGTAGCCGCTCCGGTAGCTCGTTTACACCGCCAAGCTCATCTGCTTTTGTTCTTAAAAAATCAACCGTTTCACTAGCAGCGTATTGACCACTCTTCGGCAGCTGCTCAGACAGCAAGCTATACATATTGTCTGCTTGCTCGGCTAGGTCGTCCACTTGCGCAAGTGATTTTTCTTTAAAATCAAGCCCCAACTGCGCCTTATCTAGCGAGCCGCCGTACTGCTGTATTAGATCATCAGCCTTTTGACTAAGGTCTGTTACAAAATCACGCGCTTGAGCGTCTAAAACGCTCCCAGGAACTTTTCTTAGAGCACCTTCCACGTCTCTAAACTGTGCGTTTTTACTGGCAAAACTAGCAAGAGGCTCAGTAGTGATCCCCAATTCATCAGCAGCGCGAAAAAACTCAGGATCTGCATCTATAACTTGCGCAATATCATCAGCATCACCTCGCCTTATAATATCAGTAACGTCTGCCAGCCCTTTGTCGGTGATAATCCCGCGATCAGCATCATCCAGCGCCTTGAGTGCTTCTTGCGCTTTCCTTGTCTTCACCTTTGACATGCGCTGCAAAGCCCTGCCGCCAAAAACACCTAGCGCCTCGCCTAATGCCGTTGGTATTGTTGCGCCTACAGCGCCACCAGCTGGCCCAGCCAGCTCAAATCCAGCATCTCCAAGAGACTGCTCAGCGCTAGTTATTACTTCACCTACTGGCCTGACAAACTCGCCAACCGCCTGTAAGCCAGCTTGGCCTTTTTCAGTCCTAGGCTTAAATGTCAGCGCCTCTCTAGTTGATTCGACAAAATTAGCAGCCTGACCCTCTTCACCTGGGAGAATTCCACCAACAATTCCAGCCACCCCTGCCACTGGTTCAGCTAAAATGCTGGAGCCAATAGTGGCTAAGGGTTCAATAACACCAGCCCCAATAAAACCTTCTGGCTCTCCTTTCATCTGCTCGCTTAATAAAGTCAGCGTCTCTATTAACTGCTGACCTTGAACATCATCCGGTATCTCGAATTGCTGACCTTCTATCTCATAAACAGCCATTAGCCGCTAACTCCAGTTGATACGCGCTTCACTTGTACGCCATTCGGTAAAGTTACTGTGTTTATTGTTGCGCCTGTGCTATCACCAGTCTCACCTATTTCACCTCGTAGCCTTTGAAGTATTTCAGACGCTCTTGAAACAAATGTACTTTCATTAACGGCGCGATTCAAACCACCTGCTGAGAGATTTTTTAGCAACGCGATATCTGATTCAGACAATACGCCACTCATTAGATCCAGATTGTCAGCAGTTAACACATCGCCAAGCTCTTTGATCTGAGCAACCATGTCAGCCTCGTCGCCTTGCAGTCTAAAATCAAAACGACCCTCAATAGGCCCAACAACGTCACGGAGCGCTCCGCGCTTCTCGGGATCAAGGATATTCTTTAACGTGTTAACCGCTTGCTTTCTAACATTCAAGCCTTTTTCAGTGCGTTTAATATCTTCTTTAGCTACTCTTTTTTCTTTTGGATCAAGTGCCTTGGAGATCAACTCATCTTGCTTTTTCGGATCAAGAACTGAGAAGGCGAGCTTTTCATCTTCATTTAAATTTAATACTTTTGCGGCTTCCTCAGTCTTAGTGTTAGCAATTTCAACTGGCTTAGCTTCCATTCGCGACAAAGCCGCTTTCTCCTCATCTGGCATCAGTAAACCGCTTTGCCTAAATGCGCTCATAGCAGCGTCTAGCAACTGATCACCTTCAGCTTCAGAAATGCTATATGCCTCTTGTAATGAGTCCAGGTTATCCGTTGTTCTCCCCGCAGCAGTAGCGACACTTTTTAATCTGTCAATTTCCTTAAGCTTAGCTTCAAGTGTCGGTAGAGCTGAGAGCTTAGCAGTGTTAAACGCTAACTCTTTTGCTGTTGGCACATCTGGAACACCGAGCAAATCTAACTCTTTTTGCAACCTCTGCTGCTTTATCTCGCTTACCGCCAAATCTTGAGCCAAAGCTTGCTGTTGCAATGGGGCTAATACTGCTTGTTGTACCGCTTGCTGTTCAAGCAAGCGCTGCCTCTGATCTTCTCCAGCTAACTGCTGTTCAGCCTGAATACCACCAAGAAAACTTGTTGTTGGCGTTGCTTTTTCCACACCTGTCAATGCGCCGCTTAATATTAATCGTGGGTCTAACGCCATCAGATAGCCTCCGCTCTAAATTCGTCACTTACCCGTAAAAACCCGCTTTCATGTTTACTTACAGCATCTGGTTTTATCTGTCGTAACTCTTGAGCTATACGACCTCTATATCGACCCTGAACACCGTTATAGTTAAATTCATATATGCCGCCAAACTCATCTACACCAACTTTTTCAATAGAGTGCTTAAGCCTTGCATCCGAAAATCCAGCCATACCTAGACCGCTTAGCCCGAGCGCAGAACCTGCGCCGATTGTTGAACCAGCTGCCGCGCCACCGCCAAATAGTGAACTTAAACCGCCCATTCCACCCATTGCGCCAAACGCTGCACCAGCGCCTTGCAATAGCTGCTGCCCTTGCTGACTAGCAACATTGGCAGCGACTAATGGAACTGTCGATCGTGCTGTACCTATATCTGTTAACAGCCCTGCTGTTTGCGTACCTTGTTGTGCGGCACTTGATTGACCAAGGCCAGTAATATTGAACAACTGATTAAACCTTGCTTGCTGCTGCTGTAGCGCTGTGTTTTCGCGTTGCTGCCTGAATCCCTCGCCAAGCTGTAATAAGTTACGAGTAAGTGCATTTTCAGTGCCGCCCGATCCAGCCAAGCCTAAAGCAGCTCGCTGCGACAACGTGTCACGACTCTGCTGCTCTGACAAAGCCTTAAAAAACGGATCGCTAAGTACATCTTGAGCAGTTACCTGAACAGAGCCAGGCTGAAGTACTGAGGCCATAAGCTGTCCAGCTGCCTCCTCGCCAAGCTTGGTAAATGGAGCTAAATCGCTGCGGATTGTTTCAATTGCTTGCTGCCCAGCTTGGCTCTGGATTGCTGCGGCTTCGCGTGCTGCGTCGCGCTGACCACCACCTGTTAGATCTATGCCGGTTTTATCTCTAACGTAACCCATTATTTGACCTCTCGCGGCTTTATTAAGCCTAAATAATACTGAGAATGCACTTTACCATTCTTTAGATACGAATCTTTATTAATGCCTTCAAATGAAAACCCGTTCTTATATGCAAATCTTATCACATCCGGATAGATTTCTGGTATTTGAGCGACAATTTTTGTCGCTTTAGTGTTCTCCCAAGCCCAATCTATAGCGGATTTACCAAATTCTAGCGCCTTGCCTCTATGTTCTGGTAATACCTGGACATGACATTCAATTGTTATGCTGTTTATTTCATGATAAATCATTAAGCCTATATTTTCTTTGTCAGTTAAAAATATCGCATCATCTAGGCTTGGTAGCCAGTTATCAATAGATACGCCATCCTCACTTATTCTTTCGAATATCTCAGGATTCTTCAGCACTTTTATTATTTTGGCTAAATCAGTGGTTCTTTCTATAATCATGTCTCTGTCGTGCCAGATATATTGATATTTACAACGCTAGCCGTGCCTGCTGAACCTGACAGCGTCATTGATTTATCAATGACCTGCCCTATGATTGCTTCAACTCTCTCAGTTCTGCCAGCCGGTATAGTTTTTCTATAAATCCAATTACCGCCGCTTCCGGTAGTCGCGCTAGTTGTTGTTGGCAACAGCCAGATGGTCACTTCAATATTACTAGTAGATGTGTTTGTAACCGAAGCGGAGCCTACAAACTTCTTTTCTGAGCTAGTTGTGCTTTCAAGCGCTGTAGCTGAAGCCGCTAGCTGGGTGTCATTTACAAAATTATTTAACGTTGTTGCCATTTATTCGCTCACTATAAATATTTCAAATTCGCACGACACACTTGCAGACCCAGTTGAAACCTTAGCCATGAAGCCAATATCTGTTGGCCCAACATAAGGGCCAAACGGCACGTCTGTATCACCAAACACTTCAATAGAACCACCTGATACGCCACTTACAACAGATTGCGCTCTAATGGCCGTGTACGGTGCTGCCGTCTCATCACAGTTACCACGCTGAAAGAATACCATATCAACAGTTTTGCCAGAGTCGATAGAAAGATTTCTTAATTTAACATAACCAGACATGCCTGATGGTACAGTATAAGCGCCTATTTCACTTTGCCCTTTTGGAAAGTTCGTAGAATCAATAGTCAACCAATCTTGGGTTCCTGCTGAATCCTCTATCACTATATCACCAGTATGTGAGCCAGCTGACGCCGTGGCATAAGCACCTGAAGACGAAACGTAAGCTCTATAAACCCTAGTGAAAGTCGTTGTAGTCGCTGACGAGGCGCTGGCACCGGCTGTTGCGATAGTCTCCGTAACCTCCTCAAAGTTTTCATCGAGGCCAATTATGGTAACTTCTCGCGCGCCTGTACCAGCAGCTGTATCATTAGCATTGCCGCCTGATTTTATTCGTAATGTAGTAGCAGATCCGCTCTGTGGTGTTCGGTAGATTCCACCAAGTGCCACCGGAGCGTAAGAAGTGCCAACAGACGGATTCCTACCGAATTTTTTAATTGAATCTAAACCCGTTGCGTTACTTCGCGCTACGTCAAGCCATGTCCAGCTCGGCCTTGTTAAAATTGCTGGGCTTTGTAGGTTGTAAGGCTGGTTTAGTGTTGAGTAAAAATTTGTATAGTCTGAATAATACACACCTAACCTAAATGTAGTTTGCGCACTCGCTCCATTTACATACCTCACTCTAAAATATCGACCACCAACTGCTGCCGGTTGAACTGCGGGCACGCTAGCGCTGGTAGTTATTCCGCCAACTGGGAATGTTGAATCCGCGTTAACGCCATCTGTAGAGAAATCAAAATATAAAGTACCAGCAACATCGCTATATGACTGAACAAGAACCATCGATCTTGGCGATTCTTCCCATGCACCTGTGAACGTAGCTCCACCACTCAAAACCGATGTAGTGCTATTTACTGTGCTTTTGATCGGCTGCGAATCAAGCGTAAAACTCATCTAGTAAACCACTCATCACTATCTATAAAATAATGAAACACTATCGAGCTGTTTTTAGCTCTTAATAGTGCGTCACTTTCACCGTTAATGTTCTTACTGTTACCGTCTATTGTAACTTGCGAGCCATCACTATTGCGAATGATAATAACAGAATTCTCACATGGATTATAAGGCAGAGTGATAGTTATAGGGTTTGAGCAATTAATAAATTCGTAATCACAGGCAGTGTAGCTGGTCGTCACGCTAACAGCATTGAATTTGTCGCGCTCAATTGCAATAGTGTGGCTCGGTAAACCTGTTACGCTTTCTTCAGTCTTTGGCGCAAGCTCCCATGAGTACTTTTCTTGAACATCAGCATTGCTTATAGCATCATCACCGCCGCCAGTTCTAACCCAATTCTGAAAAAGGTGTTCATGTAGATATTCGCACCAATGCCGTAACTCGTCATCACGCATAAATGCGATTGGTATAGGGTGTTGAAATGGATCTACATCTGCCATTAGATGCCACCCGCTTTAACTTCTAATGTTGCGCCAAAAATGGAAATAAACACTGGGTCTGAGCAGCGTATTTTTACAAACATGCTTCTAAACGATTCGCAGTGATCCCATTTAACATCTATTCGGCCTTCACCAGCCCTACCTAGCAAAACATCTGCCTCATTGGTAAACGATTTCCCGCCATCAAACGAAGCTGAAACCATTAATTGCGGGTTATCCCCTTGGCCGCTAGCAAGACCTACACCAGCCTCAATATCTAACCATAGCCGAGACATGAGCGCTCTAGAGTTGCCCAAGCCTAAATCACTGGACGATATCGGGCCAAATATACGCTCGTTAATAACAACTTCACCGTTGTTATCGAATGCGTCCAAATCTAGCTCTAGAATATTTGCACCATCAGCACATAGGCGCTTGCCGTATACTTCCACAAACGAATCAAACCTATACTGCGCCTCGTCGGCCTTCGTAGATAGATTAAACCATGCTCCAGAGTCTTCATTGTAAACAAAGGTTTTACCTTGCACATTCAGCTTGTAAAAGCTCTGCCCCTCTATACGAATAATATCAGCAACTGCGCCAGATAGATCACCAAGCTTGTCGAGCTGGTGACTGATTGCAATTGTTGTAATATTTGTCGCCTGAGATGCTGAAAATCTATGAATCTTGCGGTCATCACCCAAGAAATAAACATAGTCATCCGTTGATTGTACAGAGTGAGCAGCAGCTAGGCCAACTTGCATAGTTGCGTTTTGAACTCTTGCGAACGGCGGGCTCCCCGTACCTGAGTTGTACCATGTCTCTATTGTTCGTTCACCAAAGAGATATAGTTTTTCTCTCCAAGAATAAACTCGTATTGTATCATCCGGTGCGCTCTCAGCCGTTGCGAAATTATCAGCTTGGAACGAGTCTGGATCGCCAACGTCAGATACTTGGAATTTTCCACCATCGCCATCAAAAATCATCTGCTGATTCAGGTAAGTAACGCTATTGCCGTTTTGAAAATCAACGTCTGTTATTTCTGTTAATGTTGACCCGTTCAACTGATAACCAGCTACACCCGTTGCGATAATAAGATTAGTCCCATCGTTAGCGAATACACAGCGATTAGTGCCAGTGATCGAGCCAAGACTTGTTCTCGTTGCGCTAGAGTCGATTTTGTAAAGCGTATTATCAACAACCTGATATAGCTCGTTCCTGAAAACTGTAGCGCCTCGGTTTACGCCTGTCGAAGCAGCAGCATAAAACGACGTTAAACCAGGCCATGACGTCAAGCTTGATTCTGCCGCGCCTGTTAACTCAGCTTGCGGGATCAGGTTCATTGTTTTTTGAATGCTAACCGCTCTGCTGCGGTGCTCGTAAGATTGACCCACAAGATTTACAGGCACTTTATTGTAAGAGCTTACCCTCATGGTAAGTACCCTTCTTGTCTTACCGCTGGAGATGGCCCATAACGCCCTGCTTTATCCGCCGCATTTGCGCCTTGGATAGCTTGAATGAACTGCGTGTAATACAGGTTAGCAACATCGAATTCTTGCACTTCAGAAAATAGTGCCCACAACGAGCCAAAAAGATAAATGTTTGGATGATTAGTTAAAATATCATTGGTCGTATTTGTATCATCAAGAGGCGTTAATCTCTTAATATACTGCATCTCAACCGTGTATTCCTGATCTGGCGTTGAATCAAATTCAAGCTGAGTTGTTAGCGTGAAATAAACAGGAATAGCTGTAATACCTTTAATCGGTAGCTGCTCTGGTGACTTATAACGAATATCGGTATCAATTCCGCCAGAAAACGGGTCGTTTAACTTCAGTCTACGCATCTGCAAAAATAGATCTGGAAGAGCTAAAAACCTAGAAGTGGTAGAAGTGGTTGCTGTAGCTCTAGCTTCCATTGAACGAATTCTCAATGGAGCGACTGCGTTATTATAAAATTCAGCTTCGCACTGTGCGATATAATCAACTAGGTCTGCGTCAGTAATATCATTGCGCTTTGATCTGCGCTTAATAGATGCTTTCAGATTAGAAAAGTTATCAAGTGGCATATTGCACCTATCTTAAGAAACAAGAAAAGGATGCTTTCACATCCTTTTCTATTATACATCAACTATCAACTTTTGTGACCTTTGATGTTTTGGCTTTTCGCGTAGTGGTTTTTTTAGGCTCCAGCTTCGGCTTTTCAGCTTCAACCTCTTCCATCCATCGCGGCGAGAAAGTATCATCTTTCGTCAACTCGAAGGACTGGCCAGCGCGTTTGCGCTCGCCTTTCCAAAAACCCCTACAGCCTTTCTTTACTCTTACAAGCATAATCAACCCCTATTAAGTGATTGAATAGCCGCTTGAGTAAGTGTTGTAGCCATCCACAAAGGACTGAGGCACTAGCTGAGCTGTCACCGTAACGCTTGGCGTGGTGCCTGCTAGCGTGTAACGCACGCCCAAATAGCGTGCCGCCTCATCTAGCGTTGTCGCTGGTAGCGGGATAGAGAACGAATAACCAGCAACCAGCAAATCAGCGTCTTGCGCAGGCGCACCAGGCGTACCTGACTCAAACACTCTTCGACCCATCAATTGAGCGCCTGCTGATTGATCTGCCGCCGTAGCAATCTCAACATCAAATGTGTAATCCTCATCGCCGGTTGTCTGATCCGCCGCAACATCAACGGAGAACAATACAGCCATGGGTTCACCGTTACCGATAGAACGAGCTAATGACAAATCGATTACATTTGTTCCAACTGCCGTAGCCGTCAAAGCTTGAGCGTCAGAGAATTGGTTTTGTGCATCAATAAACATTTGGAACCTCCTTATGATACAACTGATTCAGATTCAGTGATTGCATCATTCAAGCGAACAGGAATACCTAAGAACTTAGTCTCAAATATATTTTGTCCGAATTGGTTGATTGCAGGCTCAACTGTAACTGCTGAACTAGACTTTTCTAGACCAATCATGCGCAAGTGTGAAAGCACTGTGCGATTCGCGTAGAAAGCAGGCGAAATACCCGCCATTGTTGGTAGACGATCAATCGCGCGTGACATTAGCTTGATAATGCTAGTCGTCGCTGTGATTGCTTGAGTACCCGTTAGGCCAGCCAAGTCTGACACATCAATGTTTGGAATACGAACAGCGTATCTCCAGTCTTTAACTGTCAGACCGCCTTTCCACTTATACAAATCTTTGTACGCGCGGTATTCGTTACCATCTGCATCGGTCACGTCATCTAGACCTAGATCTTCATGAACAAGACCAGCTTTTGAGCCTTTGGGGAAGATACCGTACATCGACTTAGAACCCCAGCCACACAACCAAATTGACGTATTATCTGAACCTGAACCGCCAGCCGATAAAATGTTTTGACCGTTAGCATCGGATGTTGAGGTGTAGCGATTAGCTAGACCAACAAACTCTTCAGGGTTTGACGCAGAGCCATAGATCAATGTTTCTGCGAACTCTTGAGACATCGCTTCAACAAACGCCATGGACTCAGATAAACGGTAATCGTTTGTATTGCCATTTAGCTCAGCTTCGTCTTGGTCAAGCTGTGAACGTGCTTGCAGGTTGCCGCACTGCTCTGTAACTTGAGCCGTGGTTGACTTGCTAGAAGGTACACCTTGGTTGATCAAGCGCCAGTAAACTGCAGGCAAACCAGTTCGGATAGTGGTTTGCTCACCAGTTGGCAAGTTACCTTCTTTCCACATCATATCATTAACCATTTCATTGGTTTCTGACAGTACTTCTGCAATTTTTGCAGTCTTTCCGTCAGGATCAAGGCGCTTTGCCCAATCCGTCAGAGTTAATACACTAGCTCCTAAAGTAGCCATATTTAGTTACTCCTAACTTTTATAGAATACATCAGCCCAAGATCTCGGCTTAGCTGTTGCTTTTTTGCCGGTTACAGATTTCGGTGCCTTGCGTTTAAGTTTTTTACCTGGCTTGGCCTTCTTGATTGCCTCAAGCTCGCTCTTCATCTTTGCTGCTTCAATTAAAGATATAAACGCTTGTGGATTATCAATACTATTTAATGCCTCGTCAGTATAACCGATTGATTTAGCATAATCATAAGCCAGCTTCTTGTCTGAATCAGCCTGCTTTTGATTGCCTTCCCAATCTGCGAAGTGATCAAAAACTGCTTTGTTGGTTTGCTCTATCAAAGTGCTATCCGCTTCATTCTTCTTTGAAGCTGCCGCATCTCTAATTTGCTTTATCTGCTTTCTACGCTCATTGAATTTGGCCTCAGCCGCTCTCATTTCGCTATTAGATACAAAATCATCCCAATCTACAGCTTTCTCATCTTCATCTACGAATGATTCAAGTAAATCAGCTTGAGCTAACAAACTATCAACAGTTTGCTTCACCTGTGCAGCTTCAGCTTGTCTCTTTTTCGTATAGTCAGAGTGAAGCATTTGTTTTTTCTTCAGTTGCTCAAACTCAGATTTTGTTATTTTCTCATCACCGACAAGAAAAGCCTCTTCTGCGTCTTCGTCATCTTCAGAATTATCTTCTGATTCTTCTAACTCTTCGCCATCATCGGCGGCTTCTTCGGTTGATTCTTCTAACTCTTCAGTTATCTCTTCGAGGTCATCGGCGTTAGTGTCATCTGTGCTAAGTTCGCTAGGAGTATTTAGCATAATTAACCTTTAGTAAATTTCTGTTTAAGTTTAGCGAAGCCTTTCAGCTCCTGCTCTGCCATCTTACCATTAACCACTATCTCATTTAAAGTCTGTTCAAACCATGCAATTGTTTGCATCTTGCGCCATATTTCACGGCGTTCCTCATCCTCTTTAAACGATGTGTTTTCAAACTTCAACATGAGATCAGCTTTTAGCTGCATAAACGCCTTTTCTTTCTGCATTTTTTCATTGAATGTATACGCAGAAACGCCGTTTGTAAAATCTCGCTCTAAATCCTCTTTTGTCTTATCCATCTATTTTTGGGACCTCATTTGTCAGCTCTTTTTTATATTGCGCTTCAATCTCATTTAGCTTAGCGAGTATTTCAGCATTGAATTGACGCTTGTCTTCTTCCAGAGTTGACATGAATTGCCGTTGATCCTGCACCAGCTTTGCCAACTCTAGCTCGTTCTTCTGTTGGTTACTCTGCTCTTTAATTTGTGTATTCATCAGGCTTGCTTGCGCTTTAATCTGTTCAGCTTGTGCTAGTGGGTTTTGTTGCTCTAGCGCTAGCTTCTGCTGTTCAGCCAGGCTTAGCAATTGCTCATATTGCGCGCGCATTGTTTCTTCTGGTATTTCAGGGTTATTAAAAAATACACCTGTATCTCTAACACCCATACTCTTAACAACACGATCAAGCATATTATAGATTTTCACGTCATCGGTTAACACCGAGCCTGCAGCCTTCAATCTATCAGAAACTGTTAACAATGCTGTCATATTAGCTGTTATTTCATCCTCTGAAACACCAATACCGACATTTGCAGCAGCAGCATGATCATAGCGCCATCTTGACGGATCTATTGTCAACTGCTTTCCTAATACCTTAATTTCCATTTTGGAATCTTGATAGTGCATCAATGTCCAGGCTATACCCTCATACAATTCCTTGAATCCCGTTTCGCCCATGATCCGCATAACAAGCTCGGTCTTTTCTCCGCCTTCGTCTTGCAATCCGTTAAATCGCGTCGCTGTCTCGTTATATAGATTGTCTTGATTTAACCCCTGAGAAGCCATTAGTGCGCCGGTTCTCTGCGCTCTGGCAAAATCCATGTATTGGATTACTTGCAGTGTCTTATCAGCTTCGTATGGTGTTTCTAGCCTTGTTACAGCCTGCCTAATATCGCCTTTAACTCTAACAATCCCCCCTGGTCTATCAGTTAACAGGTCATCAATATTTGTCGATTGCGTATTAACCACATATCTGCCGCTATTCACGCGATAGACATTATCTAACACCCCTCTCACCAGTGCAGTTTTCACTTCTTGCGTTTTAGTAACCGCTTCAGCTCTTGATTTACCAATAGCTTCATCAGGCATTAAAACAGTGCTAAGCAGTGCATAATTCGCGTGATCAAATGGCTGATCATCCAATAGCGTAGTGCCACAATAAACCACGCGCCTACGCTCTGCTATGCCATCTTGATCTCTATCAATTCTAACAATCCTAGTACAAACCGTGACAAGCTCACTGGCTTCGTCGTTTACATCGGAATACTGATTTTTCGAGTAATTATAACCATCACTCACAACTCTGGCGGCACTGGGGGATAAACCTCTAACAAGCTCTTCATCAAAGCCTAGTGCAATTAAATCTGATTTACTAACCAACTGATCATCACCGATTATTTCCGCGTCATCCTTGCAAGAGGCATTGCGGCTAATAATGAAGTTGTCGGTAGGAATGAAACAGATTTTTACTGATTTGATCGTTGTTGTTATTTTGAATCTTAAATTGTACCCGTCATCGTCTTGACTATCTTCAAGTAACTCTATATCTGTGTCGTCTCGCTGATCATCCTCTAGCATCTGCATTTTGATAGCGATAGCTTCTGATTCATCTAAACCTGCGTACTCTTTTTCGAGTACTTTTTCCTCTTCGCACCAATCATAACGCAACGCAGAGAACCGCTTTATCTCTGCTGTTTTCATCCAGCTATACATTAATTTAAAATAGCTTGGCTGGCTACGTATTACCCAATCTACAAGCGCCGTTTTATCTTCAGCCTCCTGGATATCGGCTTGACTCGCTGACGTTGGCTCGAACTTTATAGGGCAGCTAGTACCTAAAAACGTCCTAACATAACTTGGCATGTCAGCCTCAACTACGTCGTAAACGTCTGTTGAGACTACTGTTGAGTGTCCGTCTACTTCATTCCACGGTGCACACTCATAAAAATTCATTACATAATCATTGTCTTGCTTAACTTCTAGCGAGTAGGAAACAGCATCAGCATCAGCCGCTATAATCTTCCCAATGTACTCTCTTTCATTCATCATAATCAGATAACCATTGTTTTACCGTAGTTGAGCTCGCCCCATTCTAACATTTGAGGGATATAAAGCGACATCATTAAAGAATCGGCCATGTTTGGCGATGGTATTTTAAGCGACTTCATGTCGTTTTTACTCATAATCTGATAAAGCCCTTTGTTGTTTGGCTTTCTCGGGATTCTGCACACTTCAGACTTCAATCTATCTATATCCTCTATTCCATCTGAGTCCAGGCTTATCATCTCATCAGGATCAACATATTCACCCTTCTCAACACATCGATATGTATTGTAAAAGCGCTGTGCTAGCTGCATGTAATACTGTGAACGATTATTCAAGAAAGTTTCGCTGTATGTCTTGGCATTGTTATCTGATTCATCTGACTCTTGCCAAATAAAATCAGCATTATCTTGCGCAGATCCAGATAGCGAACCTTTGAACATATGCGCGTCTATCTTTTTACCTCTGAAAGCATCTTGCACTTGACGCTTTAAGCCTGTTCCGCATCCGTCACCATCCCAGACAAACCAGTCTGCATTATCTTGGATTGCAAGCCCTGTAGCCCAGTCGCACCCCTCATCAATCTCACCAGTATCCATGCAAGCAATACGCTTAATAATCGATCCATGCCTTAATGCGTAGCCTTTCGCATCAGCTCCTGTATCGCTCGGGTCATGAGCTGCGACAATCGCGCCGCGCGGGGTAAATGCTTTCTCAAGACGCGGTATTTTATGCGCATCAAGCGCAGCTTCGAACCATTCAAGCTTGATAATACTATTTTCAACACTGTCATTTGTCTCCCCTAACCAAATATGGTTATATTCCGCTCTTGATTTTGTCTCTTTGTGCTTCAATCTCAACAGCTCCAAGTTTTCAGGGAAGAAAGGATTGTCACAATAATTCACCTTGATAATCATATGCAGATCATCTTCATAATACCCGTTTTTGCTCAACTCATGCTCAAACGGTTTTATGAATTCTTGATAGACTGCATCCGCACTACTCTCAGGATTGAAGGTTAGCCATAGTTCAGCGTCTTCTCTCCGTAGCGTAGGAATCAATAAATCCAACGATCTCTTAGAAAGCGTTGCAGCCTCTTCAACCCAAAAGTACTTGTATCCGTGCATCGACTTTACGCTCTCGGGATTCCTCGCCAAACCCTTATACGTGATTGCACCACCAGTATCGATATCGATATGACTGCGACAAACAGAAAAGCCATCTAGCTCTAATCGTTCTATCTCTTCAGTAAAAAGTGCATGAACAGAGTCGTCTATACTGTTCATCATTTCTCGCATACCGCTCGCTTTTGCGCCTTCAGTTTGACACTTCATAAGCAAAAGATCCGCTACAGTCATCGATTTGCCCGATCCCCTGCCGCCGTAAATGATTTTAAACTTTTTCGGCTTCAGTAGCGGTTGCAGCTTCTTCGGGATCTGAAGCCTCGGCATCAATCACCTCTATTGTAAATTTATTACTTGTTTTTATATCACCGCCTTCCGCGCCGGTTATCTCAATAGCTTTTAGATCTGGTAAGAATTTCTTAATCAATGCTAGTTTAGTATCAATCACAACTTTCTTACGCTGCAACTCTAGTGCGTCAATCTGTTTATCGCCCATCAATTCCTCTAGAATTGTGTCAATGTGCTGAATGTGTCCACGACTTGCTAACATCTCGCGCAAATAATCTTGTCTAAATGCTCTGTTTTTTTGTGCTCTTGTTTTCGCCATTGTGAGTCCTCTCGGTTATTCACTGAAATTAATTGCCTCTTAACGCTTCTCAGCGTGCCGAGGCTGCTAGTTCACCCATGCTAGCGGGAGATAGATCACCTCCTTACGTTGGTTACTATCTTATCCTTGTCGGGGGATAAACCTAAAATCCACCTGCGCCGAACAACTCCATTGGATCAAGCTTAATATGGACGCTTGTCCCTGCAAAATGAATATCGTGATTAACATCTGATTGCAGTTTTACGCAATGGCCACAAGCTGTATGTAGCTCCAAAGCCTTTCCGTTTCGCACTACATGATCAATTGTTCGGCCTGTCAGCTCATTTGTAATCCGCGCGTTACTTTCATCAAACGTCATTAAGCAAGCCTCAATATTGCGTTTGATGCGTCAGCAGTCGGGAAACTAATAGTAAAATCCGCTGCTGTCGAGGTTTTATCACCACCAAAATCTTGAACCAGCACAGACGGATCTCCAGCTGCTGTATCGTTATAGATTAAGCATGAGGCCGCCGTAATAGTCGCCGTTGACCAAGTTGTATCAGCAAAGTCCGTATAAGCTGTTGTTCCGCTAGTGGTCGGCGTGACATTTGTTAATGTGTTACCTGTCGCTGTGTAGCCTGTACCGCTAACCTCATTAGTAGCAGAATAAGAAGTTGTTGCTGCGCCATTGGTTGCCGATGAAGTATACAGCGCTATCTTAAAAGTATCGCCGGTTGAAGTTGTGAAATCATGGCCTTTCACCATGAGTTCTTGCTTAAAGCTTGTGCAGATCGCAGTAGTAGAAGCCATAATTTATTACCTGTTTTGAATAGTCCAATTTGTTGTTACGTTGGTTTGCGTTGTCCAAGTTGACGAATCATCTGTCTGAATAGTCCAGCCACCGCCAGTTGTCGCTAGCGTTCCTTGAAACAAATTAACCGATTGCCCTGCTAATGTTATCACATTTGCAGTCTGTAAGTTTACAGAGCCAATATTAGCAGTAATTGATACGCCTGTTAAATTAACAACGGTTGGCGGAGCGGCAGTTGTAACTGTTACCGCACCTTGACTAACTGTTGCAGAATTACCGGATAGCGCGACCAATGCTGCGCCGGTTGGAGCAAGTGTTCCTTGACTAACAGTGGAGCTATGCCCACTCAATGAAACATTAGCTGCACCGGCTTCTGTCAGAGCGCCTTGCGCCGTTGTTATGGCGTTTCCGGCTAGGCTAACAGTTATTGAACCGCCCGCTGTTACAGTGATAGACCCCTGGCTGCTAGTTGCAGATTGACCAACAAGCGATATCAGCGCGGCACCGGCTGCTGAGAGCGACCCTTGAGAAAGCGTAGAAGACTGGCCGCTAAGATTAACTGTTACACCGCCGCCAGCTGCCGTATACTCACTTGCTCCAATGTCAGGGCTAGGGCTTGTAGTCGACCTAGTATTGCCTGCTATATCTAAGCTAAAATCTTGCCTGCTGTCTGGTTCGCTCCCAACCCTGCTTACACCATTACCATAAGCTAAGTTACCCGCCGCATCGTCTAGCAACGTCAGATCTTCACTACCTGCCGTCAGACTATTAACAACAAAGTAGCTTCCACTTGATTGCGTTGTTGCAGTAATTGTCAGATTCTGCTGTGCGCTACTAGTGATGCCAACGGCAGTCAGTGACCCGTCAGTGTCGGCGTTATGCGTTCCAGTCCAGTTAAACGTACCTCCACCAACCTCTGCAAAATCCGCTGCGTTTGTACCATTGCTATCTAATGCTGCTGTGTTGTATACATTAAAGTTGGCAGTGTCCCCGCCGAAGTCAGCTCTTGCAACAATACCGCCATCGCCTGGGGTATCATCTGAGCCACAATCATAGATTGTACAGCTGTCTATATTCCATGTTTGCGTACCACCGCCGCCAAAGTTCTGAGCATTGATGCCGCAACGATTAAACCCGTATATGATGCAGTTATCTACATTCACTGTGACAGGCCAATTGCCTGCGTATATACCGTCAGTATCGCCTGCTGCCCCGTCTGACCAGATAACGCAACGGCTGATAACAACACCATTTACACCAGAAGTGATCCGTACACCTTCATCAGAACTACCAGGATTAGATCTGTATATTTCGAGGTCTTCAATTACGGTGTATGGAGTTTCAACCTGAATAGCTGCTGTATTACCACCTGAATAACTTATTCTAGCGTGACCAGTGCCAGCCGCACCAGAATGCCTATTACCAGAAGAGACAGTAATTTTTAAATATGCAGTGCTTGATGGTGTTCCAGCGATGCCGGAGATAGTTAGGCTTTCGTCATAAGCTGCACTATCAATAACCTCAATAGTGGCAATACCATCAGTATTGAAATTATGGTTAGACTGCATCCAGGATAGCGCAGCGCTAAGTGAGGTCTCATCTGCACCAGAAGCACCAACCGTTCTTGTGTT